CAGATTTGAAGAAGATCCTAGGTCTCCAGCAGGGAAAGAAGTATGCAGACCTGAGTGAACTCCGTTACGGGAGACTGATGATCATGACCGACGCCGACGTGGACGGTTCACACATCAAGGGTCTGGTCCTGAACATGTTCGACTGCTACTGGCCCGAGTTGATCGGAATGGGCTTCGTGGTGAGCATGATTACTCCAGTGATCCGCGTGAAGGGCGGAAGGATCAACGAGTCCTTCTATTCCGAAAAGGACTTTGTGAACTGGATCGAGCGGTCGCATGGTGGTAGGGTCCCACGTGGCGTCACCATTAAGTACTACAAGGGTCTTGGTACTTCCACGTCTGCCGAGGCAAAGGAGTACTTCAAGGATCTGACCAGACTTACGGTGGGATTTGTGGCCGACCAAGATAGTCAGAAGTCTGTGAGTTTGGCATTCGACAAGTCACTAGCAGACGATCGGAAGCAGTGGCTGGCCGAACCCTTCCGCGGAGATTCGCTCCCCTACGGCAAGGTGACTTCGGTGACCGTTTCGGATTTCATTCACAAGGATCTCATCCAGTTCAGCCACGCGGACATTCGCAGGTCCATCCCAGATGTCCGTGACGGTCTGAAACCTTCTCAGCGCAAGGTCATCTTCGGGTGCATGAAGAGGAATCTCACCACCGAGATGAAGGTCGCTCAGTTGTCTGGTTACATTTCGGAGCACACCGCCTATCACCACGGCGAAATGAGTTTGCAGGGAACCATCGTGGGACTGGCTCAGGATTACATGGGATCAAACAACATGAATTTGCTAGAACCATGTGGCCAGTTTGGAACCCGTCTGGCGGGTGGCTCGGACCACGCGAGTGCCAGGTACATCTTCACGAGGTTGTCCGAACACGCCAAGGTATTTGATGAGCGGGACAATGCCTGTCTGACTTACCTCAAGGATGACGGAAAACCCATCGAGCCCGAGTACTACCTTCCCACACTGCCTATGATATTGGTGAACGGCGCAGAGGGCATCGGGACGGGGTTCAGCTGCAAGGTGCCTCCGCACAATCCAGTGGACGTCAAGGAAAATCTGAAGCGGATCATTCGGGGAGAGACACCGAAGCCCATGAAGCCGTGGTTCCGTGGTTTCAAGGGAACCGTTACGGCTTCGGACGAAGGCATCTGGACACTTCGGGGTCTGTGGCAGTCAAGTGGCGACAAGGTCGAGGTCACCGAACTTCCACCGGGCACGTGGACCCAGACCTACAAGGAGTTTCTGGAAGGGCTTGTTGAGAAGAATGTCATCAAGAATTACAACAATCACAGCACGGAGGAATCTGTCCGTTTTGTGATCACTGGCTACAAGGGGTCGTCGCCGGAGAAGGATCTCAAGTTGACTTCAACGGTCCGAAGCACCAACATGTATCTGCACGGCCCCCGCGGCATAGAAAAGTTCGGTACGCCACTGGACATCCTTAAGACCTACGCCAAGGAGAGAATGGAACTTTACGTGAAGCGCAAGGAATATCTGGTGGCTACATTGGCTAAGCGTTCCGGAATGGCGATGGACCGCGCCAACTTCGTCAAGGGAATCCTAGAAGGTACGCTGAAGGTCATGGGACTGAAGAAGGCAGACGCCGAGGAGAACATGCTCAAGAAGTTCAAAAAGGTCGACGGGAGTTTCGAGCACCTCTGGGGTCTGAAGACGTCTCGGTACACTCAGGAGGCGGTGCAAGAACTCAAGCAGGAAGCGAGAACGCTATTAGACGAGTTGAAGCGCATCAGGGAGATGACGGTCAGTGCCATGTGGATGGAGGACCTAGACAGGTAGAACATTTTTTAGTTGTTTTGCTTTCTTCACTATATTCGACCACCTTTCTTCGTTATTTTCCGAAAAGCGTTCCGAGGTGGAGTATATTTTGAATTTCCCGTTAGCCACGTCTGGTCTTGAAATTTCACAGTTTGGGTCATCCGTCTTCATCATGCGTTTGTATTCTTCCACGATGTCAGAAGGAATATCTGGTGCGTGATCCATTATTTTGTCATATTCTTCGCGGATCTTGTGACAGTATTCGACTGCATTCATGCGGTCTTCTAGTTCAAGTGACAACTCCAGGGAGATATCTCTGGCAAGTCTTCCAAACATTTTTGAGGTCTGTGCGTTGGCTTCGTATTGTTCGCCGCACCTCAGGAACTTGTGAATACTGGCTATCCCGGCAGCAGCCAGGTTTAGAAAACTGAATGTGTAGAGGAGTGCCATAGATGCGACCCCAGAGGACGATGAGACCAGCGTTCCCAGTCCCGCCACCGTGGTGATGCCGATGTAGGAAACTGAAAGGTTTCGGTGACTCGCGTTGTGATTTTGTGCACTCCTATTGTGGAGCCACCGGTACCCAAGTGCTTTTTCGCCCCAGGACTTGATGAGTTTTTCCTGTTTAGGGTGCCAGCTCATTGCATTTTCAATACGTTTCTGCTTGTCCACCAGGAACTTTGCTTCGAGATGTTCTATGTGTCCTTCTTCTGCGTCTGGTTCCATCTACTTAAACATTACATTTTAATAAATAGTAATGAAGTTCTCTGCTAAGGTTGTGACTCTTGAAGACGGAGTGAAGGAGGTGGCTGTTCGTGCAGACGACGGCAAACCTTTGTTGGTTACACTCAAGGGAGCCCAGGTGGTTTCTGTAGACGATGAACTTCTTCTCAAGGTTAGTGACGAGGCCGTGGCGCAGTATGAGAGCGATGTTCTGGCAAAGGCTAAGGAGTCTAAGATGGCTTGGTTCGGTAAGGAGATCGCAGACTCTCGACTTGAAAGTGCATTTACTTCTTCTTTTTCTGTTGACGAGAATATCTTGAGCGTGCACAAGGCCGAAACCGTCAGGCTGTATGATGGCAAGCGAGAATTGGTTGAGGACAAGGATCTAGTCAAGGACGACGTGGTCGACGTGGTGGTCCAGCTCCGGTCGGTGCAGTTTCTTCAGAAAAGTTTTGAGACCGAGTGGGTTCTTCATCAGGCCAAGTTCAAGGCCGAGCCAAAACCTAAGAAGGCGATTGTTGATTTTTCGGATTGTCTTTTTGATGAAGAGCCAGAGGAAGAGGAAGAGGAGGAATTTTTTTAGTAAGTAACATTAAACGATATGAAGGTTAAGATGATGAAGACCGAGACTATGTTGCTCTTGGCCCTGCTCGTTGCCGTGGGTTATTTTATGTGGGCGAACAACGGAGCGATCCGCCGGGCCCTCGGCATGGCTCCCAAGGAGGGCATGTACAGCTGGAACTACCTTGCCGGTAAGGAGGGGTACGAGGGGGCGAATGTGGCGGATTACATGGGTGCTCCTGTGAATGGCAATGGTCTGTCCATGCCCGCCGCGGCTGCCAACGGTATGGGTATTGCCTCCAGCCTGCTCCCCCGCGACGTGGCGGCTCAGGAGGACTTCGGCGAGTTCGCTCCCGATGACATCCTCAAGGGTCAGAACTACCTGAACCCCCGCGCGCTCATCGGTTACCCCGAGACCGTCGGCGGTGCCCTGCGCAACGCCAATCAGCAGATCCGCTCGGAGCCCCCGAACCCCCGCGAGGCGGTCAGCATCTTTAACACGTCCACGATTGTGCCGGACCAGATGCGCCCCGCTTTCGAGATTGGCCAGGGAACCGTATAGATTGATCTAGTTTAATACATTTTAGAAACATTCAGGGAAACAACTCTGACTGTTTATGAATTAAAGAAATTACGCCATTTGTTAACAAAATGTCAGAGGGAATGCCGATTAGCGATCAGTTCAAGGAGGCTATTGCCGAACTTGAAGGCATCAAGACACAATTGACGGAGGCGCAGAAGGCTATCAAGGTGCTTAAGGATCGGGAGTCAAGTCTTAAGACCTTTATCGGTGGATACATGAAGGCTCAGAAGATTGATGACGTCCAGACACGTGGCGGTACCAAGGTCACCCAGAAGACGTCAATCAAGAAGCCCGCAATCACTAAGAAAATCCTAATGGATGAACTACCGAATTACATTGAGGGTGGTCAGGAGCGACTTAATCAGATCATCAAGGAAATTGAAGACAAGTTGGAACCCAAGCAGACATCAAGCCTTCAACTCAAGTTAAAGAAGAAATCTGAAGAGTAACCAAAGATGGTGAGTTCTAGTCTTCTTGATTATACCCCCATTGCCCAGCCTCAGGTAGTTGAGGATCCGCAACTCGAAGAGGATGATGAGGGATTCTTTGATCCAAATGAGTACGAGTATGAGGACTGGATTGCCTATTACAGTGATGAACTTTGGAATAACTGGGAAAATTACAGGCAACAATGTTACGACCAGATGATCCCCGAAGAGATCACGTTTTCCGAGTTTTGTAAAAATGAGTACTATTATTAGTTTTAAATGTTGGCAATCAATAGTTATGGTACGACTGCCAGACGTCACAAGTACAAAGGTCATTGTTCCAACCGTTCTATTCGCCTTCCTATCACCTGCCGTAACAGGCATGGGTGGGTTGACGGATCGACTGGGAATGACCTCTGTATTCGGCATCCTGTATATAATCATTCTTCGTGGGGTAATGAAGTACGTGGTTCGGCCAAGCGAGGTCTATCTCGCATCCGCAATGTACTTTCTTCTGAGCGGGATAACAACGACCCAAGAATTGATAATAAGAAACGCGTTTCTTTATTGGATCTTATTTGCGGTTATTCGCTCACAAAGTCCTCTCGAGTTCTAAAAAGGATGAAGTATCTCGTCGTGGGTCCCGGTGCCATGGGATTCTATGCAATCCTAGGGACAGTTTATGCCCTTAACAATTACGATAAAACCAAAGATCTCGAAGCCGTTGCTGGATCATCCGCTGGATCGATTGTGGCGTTTGGGTGTTTAGTTGCCAAGTGGGATATCATAAAACTTTTTAGAATCATCCGAGAGGTTGTTGATGTCAATTCACTGATGAGACTGAACCTGAAGTCCCTTTTGAATAACTATGGTTTGGTGCCAGCAACCAGGTGGAAAGAGGTGTTCACGAAGATATGCATGGAGTTATCCGGAAAGGAAGATTTCACGTTCAAGGAACTCAAGGAATGGTCTGGCCTGGACTTTTACGTTTCGGCGTACAACATCACCTTGCAGAAGAGCTGTTATTTTTCACATCACACACATCCTGATATGTCAGTTTCCCATGCGGTATGCATGAGCATCAGTATTCCTTTCTTGTTCGAGTCCATGGTGTACCAGGGGCATCGCTACGTGGATCTGGCAGCATTTGAAACGTGTCCACTGACACCTTTCATAGGAAAAGACATGAATGAACTTATTTCAGTCGAATTGGACCCCGAACCTTCGACGGAAAAGCCACCCCATATAGGGTCGTTTGTTGATTTCATACAACACTTTATCACTTCAATTATGAGAAATAGAGTGGTCTATGAAAAGCCTACGATCTACATCAAGATGAAAGAAGGCGAGGCATTTAATTTTTCTATGGACGATGACAAGAAAACGGAACTCTTTTATCATGGGTATCTCACTGGAAAGAAGTTTTTCAAGATAGAGCGCGAATAATGTCCTTGATCATCAACGCCGTGACACCTGCCATAAATAGTACTACTATGTAACCCAATTCCGAATCCATGACGCCGTCGATTTCGTAAAATTCCACGACATCTTCTTGATTTCTTTCCACAACTTTCTCTAAAGGCGGCTGGTTTTTTACCGTCTCTCGAGGAAGTCCTCCGTAGGCATCGTCAATGGAACAATAGCCTACCATTATTTAATATCATATAGGAAATTATTTACAATTCCAACGTAGTCTTCCCCTTCTTGCCACGTTTCTTCTTGGGGGCCGAGACCTCAACTTCCTTCACGGAACCATTCACACTCACAATGTCGGAAATGTCATCATCAATTACTCCGTCACTTGAAGGTCCCGCTGGACTCCTATTTTCTTCAACGTCACGCATGGTGGTGGATTGAGGATTCATGAACGTTGACATGAGTGAAGAAAGATCCATATTTGGTCCCTGAACCTCTCGCCTGGCAATCGATGGAGGTGGACGAGGATCCAAGTTGGAATTATTTGCGTTACTGGCTGTATTTGCCACGGCAGACATCATGCTCTTAATGAGATCGGGATTCTGCTTGATGACATCGTTCATCTGCGGCATAGCCGACTTGAACATAGAGTGCGTCAGATGGAACATCGTGGCTGAACCTCCGAGCATCATCATCAGCTTCAACTCAGGCGCCATCTTAGCCTTGCCCCGGTACTTCACGTACAGTTCTTCGAAGACATCGTCGTAGTCGTCCACGCCATCCATCACCGACTCGGACCACCCGTCCAAATGGATGTCCAGGGGGTTGTAGCGCTTGTTCAGAAATTCAATCCCCGTCACGCAGGCAATGAGCATCCGCCGCTGCATCTTGACCGACTGTTCAACATCGATGGAATAAGACATTCTCTTTGCCTCGCCACGGATGTCGTGGATGGAAGAGTGCATGTTCAGTCGCTCAATAGAACGGATACCCTTCTTCTCCAGACGAGTGATCTTATTCAAAAGATCGGCCTTCTCGTCGTCGATCGACTTGTACCCAGGTGATGGTGAATCTTCGTCGTAATTATCACCACCGTCATATTCGCCAAAATCATCACCGTGGTCCTCTGGCTCTTCCGCAGGGGGTGGCGGCCTCGCCGAAGGCGTCTGCTTTCCGTGATTGGCAAAAGCCATAAACGAAGAGACGGGAGCCTCCATAGGCCGTTCATCCAGTCGGGGATTGTTGGACTTCTTGCGTCGGGTGGCATCCAGGACAACACCATTGAACAGGTTTTGCTCATCGGCATCCAGGTCGACCATCATCTCATCATTATTGTCGAGTTCGATTTCAAATTCACTCATACTTAATGTTGGTTTATAAACTTATGTCCAAGTCTTTAACGCAGAAAAAAATAGATAGTTGTATTAAGGAATTATGATCAGCAGTCAATTTGCTCTCGTGCTTGTATTGACAATTGTGGTGCTCATGTACGTCAAGTGCTTTATGGGCATGAAGAAGAGCGGATACAAGTTGTCCCCAGAGTCGATAGATGTCTCGCCCATGATCAGCGGAGACTCCATTTCCAAGCTGCCTTACACTCTCGACTGCGTACCAGGCCCAGGCAAGAATGCAGCCTACTACACCAAGGACATGACCCCCGGTGGGTTCTGTGGTGATCAGGCGCTCGTCCGCGAATCCATGTCTTACCAGATCCTTGGTGGAATCGGTGGATCTCTGCTTGAAAAGTAAATTAAAGAAATGAAAACAAGGGTAAGTACGAAAAACAATGTCTACCGAGGATGTGATGAAGGAGCTTACTGAGATGCGCAAGGAGATCAAGAGTCTTACCAAGCTGGTTCGCAAGATGGCCAAGGTTCAGGATGATCCCGATGGATCAAAGGCCAAGGAGCGTGCCGCCAACACCGGGTTCAACAAGCCCTGTAAGGTCACCAAGGACCTGACTGACTTTATGGGTCTGACCGAAGGCACAGAGGTTTCGCGTACCGACGTGACCCGCTTTGTCAAGCAGTACGTCAAGGACAAGGGTCTTTCTCACCCAGAGGATGGACGAAAGATTATTCAGGATGATGCGATGAAGAAGCTCCTGCAGACACCTCAGGGAGAGACCCTCTCGTATATGACCTTGCAGAAGCACATCTCAAAGCACTTCATCAAGGCTTAAACAGAAAATACCAATAGATTATAAATGATTTCCACTCAGGAGGTTGAGGCCATCATAGGTACGAACATCAAAAACATCGATGTGTACCGGAAGGCCTTCAAGCACAAATCTTCTGTTCAACACGATGGCGTCGAGGGTTCCTACGAAACGTTGGAATTTATGGGCGACTCCGTGTTGGGCTTTATTGTCACCAAATACTTGTTCGATAGATACGAGAATCTTCAGGAAGGTTTTCTTACTCGTGCAAGAACCAAGATCGTCTGTGGTAAGACTCTGGCGGATGTGTCTGCCAAACTGGGATTCCACAACTGGATCGAGATGGATGAAAAGGGTATGAGGAATGGTTGGAACAACAATCCCAAGATTCTTGAAGACGTCTTTGAGGCGTTCATCGGTGCAATCTACCTAGACCTGGGAATGATCGAAGCCAAGAAGTTCGTACTGAGTATACTGGATAATCCAGATCTGATCCGCCTTGATCGCCTAATGGTCGACGACAACTACAAGGACATTCTCATGCGCGTCTGTCAGGCACAGAAGTGGGATCTTCCTGAGTATCGCCAGCTTGAACATGTGGATACCACCAAGTTCAGGATTGGCGTTTACGTACAAGGTCATCAGTGGGGGACTGGTAAGGGTTCTACCAAGAAGGAGGCAGAACAGGCGGGTGCCTACTTCACACTCAAGCGTCTCGAAGAAAAACTCGAGAAGAGACTCGTCCCTTCCAAGCGACCCAATGCCATGATTAAAAATGTCCACAGAAAGTAAT